TAATTAAACCATTGATTTTTATACCTAATTTACGTATCCAACATACGTCATACATTGCATTATGAAATACTTTTTTAGAAGGTAATGCACACACATCCGTAAACCAATCTAGAACTTGTTTACGATCCATGTTTGGCCCTTCTTCATGTGCAATTGGATAATAAGCTTTCCATCCTTCAACAGCCACAGCTATACCTACAACTTCTCCCATACCTATAATTGATCCTGATCCTAATTTTTTTAAATTTGGATCTTTAGTTTCTAAGTCAATTGCTATTTCATCATACTTAGATAAATCTGGAAACTCTTTTGGTTGTAACCATTCTGTTTGTGGTAATATCATTTCTTTTTACCCATGTCTTTCATTGTTTTAATTTGTAATTCACAGTAATGAATTATTTTCTCAAGATCTTGTATGCCCGCCTTGTTCTTATATCGACACACATACTTTATAACATTACCTTGAAAAAAAGAAAGATCATTCTTTGATATAAATTCATATGGTTGAATATGAAATTTTTTATAATGTGATCCTCCAATTTGTTTTTCTTGTGGTCCTTTAGCACTTTCAAATATACTACTATCTGTCATAATTTATATCCTTTCGCTTTTATTCTTGCTTTTAGTTTATATAGATTGTTTTTTGCACGAGTGACTCCTACGTACCAAACTCTATGCTCTTCATCATCTTTGTCCTGACTTTTCTTTATTGCTTTTAATATCTTATCCCCCATATCTAAACATAGAATAACATTATCTTGTTCACCACCTTTAATAGAATGAATAGTTGATGTCCAAATTCTTGCAGGTTTATTTAAATCTTCTCCTGCTTCAATTAAACCTAAGAGATAATCTTTATCTTCTTGTTCTATATTTTGAAAAGCTTCATACCAATCTTTTTTTAAATTAAATTCTTCTGTTCCTGTATATTCTTTAATATCTTTTATATTTTTTTCTTCTAATTCAATATTATTTTGTAACAATTCATAATTTTTTATAGCATTGTATGCCCGAACCCTGACGCTTTTTCCTCGATTACTTTCAAAATATAAATTCTTCTTCTTCAACTGTTCTTCTATTTTTAACAGCCTTGATACTGTTCTAGTTAATATTAACCACTTACCCTCAGTTAAATCTACCTGGTCCAGGTTAGCAATCTCTTCACAGTTTCCTTCGTAGTCTCTCGGATAATATTTCTTTTCTTTTCTATTACCTACAATGTTTTCTATACACATTTGTGATTGTTCCTGTATGGCTTTTGATATTCTTCTAGACTTATGTAATACTTTTTCTTTTGCAGGCTCACCAATAAATCTATTTACATCAGCGCCAGCCCAGGCAAAGATAGCCTGGTCATCGTCTCCTGCAAGATAGATATCTTTACTTTTTTCTTTTAGCTTGTCGTAAAGCTTCCATTGTAATGGTGATAGATCCTGAGCTTCATCAATAAATACTGTATCAAACTCTGGAATTTTATTATCTTTCTCCAATAACATTTCTATCATATCATTAAAGTCAATTAATTTTTTCTTGTCTTTATAAACTATTAAGTTTTGAGCAATATGCTCTAATGTAATCCAATCAACTTGTTTTGAATCATGTTCTCCACGATCAAACTCTTCTCTTATATCCACGCATCTATTAATCGCTCTGTGTATCAATTGAAAGTAGGGATTATCACAAGTTAAAAAAGAAGTTTCTTCTTTGTTATATCTGTCATAGTATTTTACTTTTACATTTAATTTTTTACCAAAACTTTCATAATGATACGGTTGCATTACATCTTCTTCTTTTAGTCCTAAAATATTAAATGCAAATGAATGAAGTGTTTGAAAGTATGGTAATTTTTTATTTTCTGCTGGCATTCTTTTTTTTGCTTCACCTGCAGCTTTTTTAGTAAATGCAAAATAACCTATTTTATGTAATGGTGTACCTACTCTTGCATAAGCTTTGGCTCTTGATATTAGTCTATATGTTTTACCCGTACCAGGAGGACCATATATTTTATATATCATTAAATAATATCCTCTTCATCTTCAAAGTCTACAATCTCTTGTACTTGTTTTCTTTCTTCAAAAATGTGTAAAGGTATTCTAAGAACTTTTATTGGTGGAAAGTATTTATCATCTTTGTCTTTACCTGGAAATCTTTTTGGTTTATTAAACAAAGCTTTCTTATCTTTATCATCACTTTTAAATAATTCTTTTACCATGTAAGAAGTTCTTTGTGGATCTGTTTTCCATTCTCTAGTTTTTAGATCAGAATAGAATTCATCATAAACAAACCATGCATACTTTTCATCAATTAGAGGTTTACCACTTTCAAATGATTTATATGTTGTAGCTTTCGGTCCATAGATATATTTCTCCAGATTCTTCAATAAAATATCCATAGGACTTGTACCTTCTACTGGTTCAATAGTTTCTATTTTTTCTTTATCAAATAAAAGCTGCATTATTTCAATAAAGTCATTACCTTTTAGATTTGGTGGAACTATAAATGCTTGTTCCATTAGCAATGCTCTTATTGCTTTCTGACTCTCTAATTTGTAAATATCTTTTGCATGTACTTGTGCAGTTTCCCCATCTTCTCCTTCAACAGTAAACTTCCATTCTGGTGTGGGTTTGTAATTTATTTTTTGAAGTGCAAACATTCTAGGCCATAAAGGTTTATCATCAGATAGAATTCCATATTTTCTTTTTAAACACACTGGTTTAACACACACTGGTGATAGTAGTTCTCCATTACATTGATAACCTTTTGTTTCTTTATCCCAACTTTTAATTTTTGTTTTAACATGATCATCTGTCCACTTAGAATCAAACTTAAAATAATTTCTAGCTGCTTCAACTATCTTATCTTTCCAGTTATCTTTGTATTTCTTTTTAGCAAAGACCATATAGTTATATAAAAATCTATCTCTATCATCTGTCATTATTTCTTTTGTAAGAACTCCAAGACAAGGTGGACCATCTTTAAACTCTTCACCACTACCTTGTAGTTCATCTGAAATAATTTTTTCCTGTATATCTTTTAATTGTTTCTTACTTACTGAATTAAGTTCAATACATTTTACAAACATGTCTAAAGACATTTCAGTTCCATCAGGTGCTAATGCTCTTCGACCATCTGCATTGTATGGAAGATTTATAAAGTTACCATTTGCTCTATTACCTTTTTCATCGGAAGAACGTAAGTTTGTTTGTTTAGGAAATATCTCTGTCTTAATGTTTAGTTTAAATACATAGAGCATTTGTTCTAAGAACTGTCTTATCTCTATTGCTTTTACAAATTCAGTGGTGAACACATATAAATGTAGTCCACCACTTTTGGACAGGACAGGGATAATTGGTAAACTTTTTTCTTGTATTATTTTTAAATAAAATTCTCTATCTATTGGATACTTGTCTACATCTATCGCACCGAATCTTGCAGTGCCATCATCTGTACATGGTTGTATACCAATTGATTTAACTCCTGTTAAATGATCTTCATAGTCTTTTTCTGTAACTTTTAATTGTGACCATTCATGTTTAAATTTTTTCTTTCCTGTTTCAGGATCTATGTATCCTTCGTTTATTTTACAGACACCATAATTACGTGTTAACCCTGTAAAATACTTTATAAAATCTTTCATTCCCATCCCTGTTTTTAAGGCGCCTCCAGTCTCCCTTCAGCGCCTCTGCTTGGCCAGCATTCCCAGAAGGGAAACTAGATAATGTCTTCTTTACTTTTAGTTGATGCAACCTGTTCATACTTAGGTTTTGCTGCACCTGCAAAAGCTTCTTCTTGAAGTTTTTTTGCAGTTTCATAGATCAATAAATCTTCCGGCTTAGAAACATCTAACATTTTAACCTTGCTAGGTTTGTAGACATGCCAGCTTTTATCTCCCCAATTTTTACCAACTGTTTTAAGATTAAAGACTGCTGCAAAAGCTGCAGGTTTAAATGAACCTTGAGCGTCTTCCATTCTAAGATTATCAATTAAATCATTTAACTCTCTACCTGGAGTTAAATTAGATGATCTCATAGTGATGACTGCTCTTCTTGTTTCACCGTTGATTAATGCCAGTACAAAAAAATACATGGTTTTTTCACAGTAATTACCATTAGATAATCTGTATTTACCATTTTTTTCTTCTACTGAGTCTGCAGGTGGATTGATGTGAGTGCCGACAGGTGCTGCTGCACTATCGCCTCTTTCTTGCCATTCTGGATATCTAGTGTGAGTATGACAAACAACTACTTCTAGTCCTTTATCACCATCAATTAAACTACCCATACTGCCAGAATATATCATTCCAGGTTTAGCACCTTCAACGTATTTAGCGTTTCTAGTATTACACTCAGGTGATAATTGGTGAAGGATTTTTAAAATTACAGTTGATTTATCACTGGATTTTAATTCCTCTGTACCTTTTCCTGCATCGGATCTTAGGCTTACTGGTGATAGTGCACCTGCACTATTCTTTTGAACCATATCTGTATTATTACTCATATATGTTTACTCCTATATATAGTTATTAGTTTATTTTTTATTTTTTATTTTTGTCTGATTTCCATCAAACGTCCAAAAAAGATCTTCGGGAACTTCGTTACCTTTGTTCTTCCAATCTTCCATGGTTACTTTAAGAGTCATGGCATGAACTGCTTCTTTTTGAGAAGGTTCATAGCCCTGACCCTTTGCAAGGGTAGCATATTCTGCAGCCTTGTTTTCTTCGCCTTGACCAAAGTTAACTGTGATTTCATTTTTCACAATATCACCTAAGCCATTGTTTCGAAGCCATTGTATCGCCTGAGCTTTTTTATCAGCTTTCATAGTGGCGCTATAAATTTTTTTAACAGATAATTCTGAACCATCTTTTAATTTTAATGTACTCAAATTCATCTTTTCCATAATTTCCGGAATAGTAAAATTATTTAATTGTTTTTCCTGTTCCTTTAATTCTTTTAAACTAGCCTCTACATTTGATATCTGTGCAGTAATAGAATTTAATTTTTCTATCTCTTCAGATAATTTTGTTGGATCAATTGCATTTAATTGATCGGGTGCGTCGTCACGTAGATTTATCATTTTTAACTCCTTTATTTAAATTAACTTTCATGTTTCGTAATATAGAAACAAATTAATCTTTGTCAAGGCTACTTGTTAAATAAATTTATTTCTATTGGAAAATAAGAGGCTTGTATTCTATCCCACTTTAATAATTTAAAGCGACCATTTGTCACATCACTTGCAACTGCACATACAACTCCAATTAGAGCAGGATCACCATATAATAAAAGATAATCATCGGATGTAAGATTTTTTAAACTATTTTTTATTTCAATAATTAAGGGTCCTGGTGAAAACTGCATTTGTTTTAGTTTAGGAAACATTGTCTTAATTTCGCCATATTTAATAGCAGGAGTTAAATCAAACTTAGGTTGTCCTGTTTGTCTATCTGTGGGAATTTCTTGTACTAAATAAACTTTAGCTAATTTAGTTGTGTCATTTACGTAATGTTGTTGATTATTATATTTTTCTATTTTCATATTGACTTTATATCTTTCTATTCTTATATACACCAATAGAAAGAAAAGTAAAGGTATATATAAATTATGAATTACAAATTTAAAACACAACCATATAAGCATCAACTTGATGCATTACAAGACTCTTGGGACAAAGAAAACTTTGCCTATTTCATGGAGATGGGTACGGGTAAATCTAAAGTTCTTTTGGATAATGCTGCAATGCTATATGATAAAGGTAAGATAAACGGATTATTAATCATTGCACCTAAGGGTGTATATAAAAATTGGTATGACTCAGAAATACCAACACACTTACCAGATCATATTTTTAAAAAAATGGTTTTGTGGAAGACATCAGACAAGTCAAAAAAACAACAACTGCTTTTAAATACTTTATTT